CTACAAGGTTAGCCGAACGAAGCGAAGCCATTGTTTCCGGCGAGCAAATCAGGTAAGCATATTCCGGCTCATAATCTTTGTAGGCTTTGCCAAGAGCTTGCAGAAAACCTTCAGCACGAGCTGCCCCTTGAACCGCTGAAGTCGCATCAGTAATCAGCTTGTTGTTTCCAAGATCAACGTAAAAGCCATAACGCTTATCGGTCGGATCGTTGTCAAAGGTTTGGCCACCAAGACCAGTTTGACCCGAAGCAGCGGCAGCACCGTTCAGAGCTTCCGACAGAGCGACACCCCGAAGAACACTCAGGATAGCGTTATGCTCGTCTTGAGCGCGAGTCTCAGAGAAGTCACGACTGACTTTAGCGAGGCCATCTTGCTGAGTAACCACTTGTTGCATATTGACCTTACGCGCGCCATGCGTACGCAGAGTCTTAATATACTTCAGGTAGTCTTGAGCAGTCGTAGTCGGAGTACCGTCCGTCGCATCAGTCAGCGACGCGACGTTGATAACCGGATTCAGCGGCTTGTTCCAGCGGATTTGGCCAATGAAGGTTTCAGTCGAAGTATCGATATCCGGGTTGCTGCCAACAATACCAGTGCTGCTCAGTTTACGAGCAGAGGTATAAGCTTCATCGGTAAGAGCGGTGATAGCTTCCTGCAGAACATAGTTACTGGCACCAGCCAGATTAGTAGTAACACTCATTTATTATTTCCTTAATTGTCCTTTTTGAGCAAGTTCGATCAATTGTTCGTTACTATACTCGAAAAGAGACTTTTTCTTTGTGGTATCAGGAGCTCCAGCAGGGCTATTAGTACCACTACCAGAGTTTGCTTTAACTTTAAACAAAAATGCATTATCTGAATCTTGAACAAACTGATTTACAAACTCAGAAATAGATTTGCCTGATACATGCTTCCAAAGACCATTTTCGTCTTGTTTAAGTTGAGATACAATCTCTTTATAACCAAGCTCAACAGCTTTTTCATTACGAAAAGGAAGCGCATTAAGCAAACTACGTACTTCAACATCACGACTTAGCTCGGTGTTACGCTTTTCAAGAGCTTCCCTACGTGCACGTTCCTCAGTGAGTTGAAGTTCCAAAGCTTCTTTCTCTTTACCTTGAGCTTGGAGTTTCTCAATCTCCAAATCTTTAAGGCGTTGTTCAAGGTCTGCAGCCTTCTTAATAGCCTCATCACGCTTCTTATAAGCATCATCAAGCTTTCCTTTGATAGGCTTCAGACTTTCCTCAACTTTTTCAGCGACGATTTTATTAATAGGATCCTTATCATCGTCATTATTAGGAGGGGTTTGATTTTCCAGATCTTCAACAGACATTACTTTCTCCAGGCACAGCCTATAAATGAGTACAACTCGTTAACCTCCTATACCATACCAAGAACGATTCGAGGTAAAGTCAGGCGGTAATTCTTCTAAAATATCGGTAGCTTTTAATATATCTTCTTCTGTCAGAAGCTTTCCATTGATACGCGAGCGTCCTACCACGGGTATAAGGCCGATATCAATAGCTTCATTCAGATATTTATCATACAACTCTTTAGGTAACCCTCTTGCAAGCATCTCATCGAGGGTTGCTTTAATTGTATTCTTTTCAACAGCATCAGCATATAATTTTCTTAAGGCTGACTTAGCTTTAAGAAGATCGCCTGCATTCGTAAAGAAAGCCAATATGTTCAACAGAGTTCGTTACTCTCTGCCAGTTATTTATAGAGATCAGGTCTTACATGCTTCCAAGTTCTTCCTAGCTTTATTCCGGAAATTGTTCCTCTGTCCACACCGTATTGTCTGGCAAGAGCAGCTTGCATAATACCTTTTGAAAGAGATATACGTATAGCCTCCACTTTCTCTTCATCTAATTTAGCAAGGTAGCTAGAGGTGCCTTGGGGCATTAACTTATTATCAACAGCATGCTTTAGATTTTCTTCTTGAGAAGCCCATTCTAGATTTTCAATAGAATTATCTAATTTATTGCCATTAATATGATTGACCTGCGTCTTGTTAAGGGGATTTGGAATAAATAGAATAGCCATTCCTCTGTGTACGGTGAGATTATATTTTGTGGGTCGACTTAGGGTTGCATACCAGTATCCTCCACTGTTAACATTCTGTGCAAGAATGTGAGCAGTTTCTGAGTTCCTTACACGACCTCGATTGCTAATTTCATAGTACCTGTTATAGGCTTTCCAAATTTCTTCCATATCACACTCTATAAATAACGTCTGCATGTTACCGTGCAGTTCAGACTATATCTTAAGACATAATGTCTTCCGGGCGTTTCGAAATCACTTGATTCCTACGGATTTCATAAACTCACAGAGTTTGTATATCCTAGTCGTTGAACCTTCGAAGATGTCACCATCTAAGCTTGGCTGCTGATTGACCTAACAGGTTTTCCCAGCAATTAACCCGGTTTAATCACGACATTTCTTTATCGTGTATAGTAGCAGTTGTAATGTTATTCTTACTTCCCCATAAATGGAAATTCTTTACAAGCGTAGCATCATTTGAGTGATTCCCATTAACGGCATACGCTGTACGTGCCTTTTGAGCATCAACAATATCATTGATTTTACCAGATTTATTAAGAAGCTCATCCCACCAAGAGGGGTCAGTCTTCTGCGGTACTTGAAGAATGTTAGTCACCCAAGTACCGTCAGCTGCTTTGTATCTGAGTCTTTCCTCAAATACTTGAGTAAATTGCTGCTCAAGGACCTTACCATCAAAATTGACCCACGGTATTTGTGTCCAATCTTTTGGTAATTTGTTAGGATGCGCAAAAGAAAACTCTCCCAACGTAATAGAGTCACTATCTGTAGTGAGTCCTTTCAAAACAGGGTACTCTACTTCAAGAACTTTCTTCTTTATCCCAGTCCTTCTGAAATCAGCTTGCTTCATCCCAAATAGCAAATCAGCCCAAGTACTGTTAGGATTCCACCAGGAGAATCTTTTAAGTACTTTCTCAGTAAGCGGCTCATTAGGATTAATACCTAGTGCTTCTGAGAGTCTCCTAGGGAGTTTTGTTCCCATAGATCTAGAGCCGAGAATCGTTTGTTTAGAAATCGCTTTCCAATCTAAAAAGCTCTCCGATGGTTTTGCATTTAACACATAATCTTCGGCAAGGCGACCGAAGAAACGTGTGAAATCTTTTAGGATTGGAACCCTCTCACGAAGGTTTTCACTCATAATACCTGCAATGATTTGGAAGTCATCAGGCGTGACTACGTTGTCATACTGGCGGGTTAACTTTTCAACGAAATCACGGGTTTTAGGATCTAAGAAGAATAATTGATCCATTATCTCGTCGCCAGGAGCAAGTCCTTTATTAAAGATATCTTTCACATCTTTACGCAATGCCATCAGTTCTTCGTAAGTGTCTATGTCAATATCTTTATAACGAGCTGCTCTTGCAGATATCTGATCAAGAATAGCATCACGCTCGGCTGCCTTAACGACAAGTCTGCCGGAGTCTTTCTCAAGAATCTTAGCAAGCTTGCCTTCTACGTTCATAATACCAGTTCTCTCGCCAGCTCCATAAAAGGTTACCATGTTTTGCATTAATCTTAAAGTGTGTTCGCTAGTCACACTTGATCTTCATAAAAGAAGTCCTTATGAAAATCCTGCATGTTACCATGCAGATGAGACCATATCTTCACCTTTCGGTGCTCTGTGTTTCCACTACCAATAGCTTGTAGTGTATGGATTTCATCATCCGGTCTGGATGGTATATCCTGGTCGTTACACCTTCAAGAGTATTCCTACTCAAGCTTGGCTCGGTATTAGCCCGAAGGCCGTCCACCGAATTAACAGAGTTTTAGAAGACCCGTATAAGCCTTCGAAGCTTTGCGTAGATCCTTTTCAGTAAGACCTAATTTTTTATTTAACTCTCTAAATCTAGGATCATTAAATGTGTCTGCCGCAATTTCATCATATAGACGTTTCTTTTGATTTGTCGGCATTACATTTGATAGCTCTGCCAGCTGCTTATTCTTAGTTGTAAGTGCAATAATCTGAGCACCTGACGAAGAGGCATCTTGCTCTAAGGCGAGAGAAATATCATAGTCCTTTAATTTAACGAGGTTGGCCGGGCTAAAGTCCCCTCCCAGATACTCATTTATTTTAGACATTTCGATTGCAAATCTAAGAGCTTTACCCTGCTCTTCTCCGTCAATCTCTAAAAGAAAATTATTTTCAAGAATAGCTCGAATATCGTTAGGCTTTCCTCTGCGTAAATGATCACCTATTTTAATAAGCTCATTACGCCATCTCTGTGCGATTTTTTGACGGCCTAAAACAGTTAAAGAGCTATAGTTACCTTCAAGAGAGTCAGAGAGACCCCCAAGGAATGAGCCTACTTGATCTTGAAAGTTTAGAAACTCTTCTTTTGAGAATTTCCTTGGAATTGCAGTGTTCAAGAAGGGCCTGAAAACCTCACCTGACTGCGGTCCAATAAAACCTCGGTCATAAATACGTCCGCGATGATCTAAGAAAGGTGCGTTGCTGAAAGCATAATCTTTATCACGCAACCACTTCATTGCCTTAAAACGTTCATAGCTGTCGCCACGCGATGCAATATACTTCTTGTAAGTATTCAAACCATCATAGTAAGCAGCCTTGCCTTTGTCATCTTTGAAGAAGAGTATCTTTTCAATTGCATCGTGGAAATCTTGATCAACCTTAAATTGAGAGGCATGAGCTTGATTCAAGGCAAGTGCCATATTATCGTCAATCATGTCTACAGGAAAGTAGCGTACACTATCTGCCGATACAATAGGTATCCCCGTATCACGATTACGGTAATCAAAATAAGTTTTAAAGCCAGGTCTGACAAAAAGACGTTTCTTAGGATCTACAGCAGGAACTCTTAACCCTACATCAACAGCACGGTTAAGTTTTGCATAGTGTAGAATATCTTCATCAACGATACGAATATTATAAGAAAGAGTATCATAATAAGGACCAAAATAACGACCACCAATCCGGCTCTTCATACGTCTCTTCTGTACACCAAAGGTTTCGAGCTTATAGAAACCTTTGTCATCTGCATCGTTGAGTAGTTTAACGCCTAAATTGTACCAGTCTCTGCGGTTGCCTCTGTAGTTAGCACTATTATATAGGGAACGACCTAGCATAACAGCAAACTGATCTCGATCGGGTGTGTCAGCTGCTGCGAGCATCTTAGCAAACTTTAGATAAAAATCTTCCAAATCTGCATCATCAAGTCTCGAACGAAGCTTCAGAGGAATATGTAGATCTAAAACAGTACGAAGCTTTCTTGCAATCTTCGGAAGACGATTGTATTCCCAATGACGCATTTCAAAGATATTATCAATGAATTTATCATGAAGTTCTTGCATCGACTGTGCTCCGAGCACAGGATCAAAGTACTCCATCTTTTTCAAGCGAGCAAATAGATCAGCATCGCGACGTAACTGGGTTTCCATATAGTCAGAGACATTCATTACATCAAACTTCATCTGACCGTTAACTACAGCTTTGAAGTTACCCCAAGGTTTTCCATCTTTTCTAAATCGAGTCAAGACTATACGAAGGTTATCCGTAATAACTGCTCTTTCGTTAATAGACATTTTATCAGAAAGACTTTCGACAAAGGTCTCAATGAACTCTTTGTCTTTAGCTTTAAGTACATCAGACTCTCTTACAAGTCTTAAATTATTATTAAGAACAGCAGGCATTGGTTGATACAATCGCGCATCCTCATAACGATTTGTTATAGGATTGAATTTTAGTTGCTCTTCCGTCGGTGGTGAGGTAAGTACCCGCCTTCTTGTGGCTTTCTTTGTGTGTAATAGCGCGCCACGATAATTAGTATAGCTAAGTGTACCGTCCAACTCGCCAGCTTGTAAGAGGTAGTACTCACGAAGGTTCTTAACAAGTTGAGGATCATCATAAATATCTTCAGGTTGTGCTGGGCCGAGTTTAATTGCATCAAGTTTTTGTTTAGCAAAAGCAAACCTACGAGTATCTCCTGCAACACCATAGTCGGGGTCGGTCATCTGGCGAAGTTGGCGAATACCAATAGCTCTCCCATTCTCTTGAAACTTATCAACAGAGAGAAGACCTTGTTGGAAAGCTTCGACTTTATTAAGGTCGCCTAGATGTTTCAATTGAATACTTTGAGGCTGTCTTTGAAGCCACTCAGAGTAGCTTTCCTTTAAAGGCGTTTGACCGTCATAGAATTTCTTCTGCTCCTCAGAAAGCCCCATAAGATTACGTTTACGGATTTGGGCTATGTTATCAAGCTCAGCAAGATCGTCCCATTTCTTCACAACAGGAATAGTTGTAGAGCGGCAGTGCCAATGCGCAGGCGGTAAATGTTTCCGATCACCAACGGGAAAGATCTTGCCATCTCGACCTGCACATACTGGTGTTGTACGAGAGTCTAACACAGCAACATACTCGTAACCTTTAAGTAAGGCTTTATTCGACTCATAAACTTCATGATCTGCTTGAGCATAGACGGAAGTCATTGCTGTTCGAGCCAAGCCAAAAGATTGATTGCGAGTAATATTAAAGATGTTACTCTTACGTACAAGAAGTGCGAGTTGCTTCTCATTAAGACCTTCAGCAATACCTTTGCGCATTAAGAGTTCAATACGTTTACGTTCGCCTAGAGATAGTTGGCTCCAACCTTCAAGCAATGTCAAATCGTTGTATAAAGGACGTTTTAAAACGATTTCCTCAGCTACTGATCTAGGAGGCCTAGCAGTGGTCCAAATATTAGAGACTTTAGCGTCTAATGTTTGATAAGTGTAGCTCAGTTGATCTCCTGCAAGATCTACAAGAGATTTAGCATTTGCTTGGTACAATTGCCCAAAAGCTCTTTTTAACTCAGAATCGAGCTCATCTTTGAAATTTTTACCAGTTTTTTCAATAATACCCGTAACATTATGAGTGTGTTCTTTTATACCCTCATAAAGTTTTTTGAGCATACTTGCTTCATATAAGCGGTTCATAGCAGCTCGATCAACCGCTCTATCTAAGATTGCAGTGTTTATATTGTCTGCCATAATAACTCCTGTAATTATTTCTTTAGTTTTTCATTATAGCTAGTTTTCGAGAAACATATTGATATAACTCAGATTTCTCGGCTAGTTGTTGCTACCGTACGCAATTTAGGGACTTTTAAAGAAGACGTAACTGTATTTTTGAATGTACAGATCTTCTTCCAATTTTTCTCCTTTCGGTCCAAACCTCTGTCATTTTTGTACATTTCGGTCATCGTTAAAGAGGAGTGTCCTAGAAGCGCCTGTATTTGGCTAAAACCTTCCGCCCCACAACTCAGCCGTTGGGCGATCACCGCGGCGCGAGGGGGTGTTATCCGGCAAAGGCCGCGATGCGCTCGCCTAGCACTGCCGAATATCCATCCATGAACCGCGCTTGACTGCGCAGACGGGAGCGCTCTGCTTCCGACAGGCCGGCGAAAATCGGCGTCTGGAAGAACGCCAGCAGTTTCCCCAGCTTCTCGTCCAGGTCGGCCTTCTCGGTAATCACGCGCTGCTGATGCGGCTGCAGCCCTTCGGGCGGCTCGTCGGCGGTGACGTGCTCAAACATCTGCCGGGTCTGATAAGCCGTCAGCAGGTTCGTACCAGTCGGCCAGTGCGGTGAACTGGGTGCGATGTGGCCCGGTTTGAATGTCACGCCCGCGTCAGGTCCGAAATCCCCCGGCAGCTTCCACGCGAGGAAGCGATCCACCATCTTGTCGATATTGCTCATGTCATTCTCCATATAAACTGCCGGATACCCGGCGTGCAAGTTGATCCCCGCGCGAGGGGGGTTAGAGTTCCGGCGACCAGCCAGCTTCAGCCTGCCGACGCGCCCACAGCTCGGGCACAGTGCCGACGATGATCGTTCCGGCCTCAGCGCGCTCGCGCAAACCCTTTGCAAGCGTCGTAGCCTCGGCGCGGCTCATGTCCTGACCTGCATTTGTTGTCTCGTGGAATGAGTGAGTCACGATAGTGCAGTCGGCCCCTCGCGCTGTAATCGCGTCAACGTCTGCCAATATTTGAGCTGCGGTGCGACCAGTCTGCAAAATTCCGGGCAGGTCTAGAGGCGACGGGATGCCGTAGCTACCGTTGATCCCGCGGGCATTGAGGTTTCTCGCAGTGAGCAGGCCGATCTTTTTTGCGCGCTCAATATACGGAGCAGACCGCGCGCCATTGCACCATGCAAAATGGTTAGCGCCGATCTCGTAGCCGCGAGAAATCAGTACGTCACGCGCAGACTCAACGCTCGCGGCCCATTGATCAACCGTAGCGAATGCGGGGTCTGCGCGCAAATGACTAGTCGTGTGATTACATACAACATTGCCGCGCGCCGTCATCCACGCCAGATCGTCCCATGTCATGTGGGCAGCGCTGCCGCTGCTCGGGCTGTCAGTCATCACAAACAGCGTCATTGGGATTCCGTATGAGTTGAAAACCCGCGCCCCAATTTCTTTTTGTGATATCCGGTTGTCATCGGCAGTCAAACACACCATCGGCGTGCGCCCCCGAACAACTTCGACGTGCAGCACCTGCAAACGGCTTTCTGGAGTGCCGGCAGTCGCATTTGCCTGCAGGCGCAACCACTTGTAGTTCTGATATTCCCCCGCTGCAGGCAGGGGGCCAGAGCCGCCAGTAAACTCTGACAGCCGGCGCGCAAATGCGACATGCCCGACGCCTGGGAGCATTACAAGCGCCGATGTCTCGAACGTTGCGCTACGAGCGTTTGTTTTTCCTGCCTGGTATAGCCACCCGCTGATGTTGTAGTAGCCCTCCCGGTCAGGCGGGACGTACAAATGCATAACGATCACATCGTCTAGCGTGAGGTCGGCGTCAATTTGCACGTCTACCCCAGCCGCTTTTACCGATGCCCCGCCGGCGGGACAAAGGAGCTCAACTGCCGATCCACCAAATGTCGTATCGAGGGCGGGGACGACAGACATCGTGCCGCCCTGGGCACTGTATTGCTCGACTGCATCTGCACCCGGAGTCAGCAGCGGGCGTCGAATCGCCTGCGGTTGAGCGTGCTGCCACCAGCGCGGATTCAGGGTATGGAGACGTTGCCCGCCCGCCAGCAATCTATTCCCCCCACCCGGGGTGCTAAAGCTTTGAACGATATTCTGTACAGAGCCGTCAGCTTTTCGGTAGCCAACCAAATCCTTGGTTTTACTATCGACTACCCAACGAGGTGTTGATTCCTCAACATAACTAGCTTTAAAAATGGCATTGTAGCTTGCCAAGGGACCATTAAAAACTTCACCAGTTACGTTATTTTTTGCAACAATCGTTGTACCATCGTTCGACTGCACATTCCAGTTACCTGGAGTAATCCTTTCTACCAAGTTTGACATACTTTCTCCTAAGTCCCTGACACGAAGGTGTTATTAGGGGTTGTATTTATATTATCTACCATGTTTACCTCTTATTGTGCACCACCAACGGCAAGTGCGTTATTAAATGCAGCTTGTTCATGCGGAGATACCACTAACTCATCATTAGTAATCTCAACCTGCCCTTCTTTATCATCGTATTCAGGTGCAAGCATGTCATTTTGTTTGAGCAGTTGCAGCCACACAGATCGAGGGATGAGACCGCCTTCGTACCATTCGGTGGCAAGTCTTAACCAGCCTTCCCCAGTAGGTGTCGGAGTAAAATCGCTGGAAAGATTAAAATATACATCACCAGCCTTAAGATCAAGACCATATCGCCAATTGATCATAAAAGCAATGATCTCAGAAAGCACACTAGATATTTTCATATTCAGAGTGCCAAGCTTAGCCGTTTGAGAAGCATTGCGTAAGTGGAGAGCAACACCTGATTGATCTGTTTCTGGAGTGAGCATACGAATGCCAAGCTTAGCCATCTCTTCAATGGCTGCAGCGATAGCTTTCTCCATGTCAGCAAGGGCTGCTGTAGGTGTCTCAA